TTGGTATATGCATGAGACCAATCCTGATTTTATGGAAGTGTGCCGTATGGCAACAGACTTATCGTATGAACATTCTCCACGACAAGGAGTTCCGCTAATGCCATACGATTGTTGGGGTGCGATATACTCTAAAGGAAACTATACCAAGACACACGAGCATTGGCCTCAGATATGGAGTTGGGTATATAATGTGGAGTGTTGTGAGAACTGTGCGCCTCTGATGTTTAATGATTCTTCACATTCGGTATCACCTAAGAGTGGTAATATGATTATATTTCCCGGCTGGATTCGACATTCAGTACCAGAACAACAATGTGACCACGATAGGATTATTCTTGCTGGAAATCTTGGAATGAATCCGTGGCAGTTAATCTTGGGTATGGAAAAGAGAAACGCTTCGGGTATAAGTGAAGAGTTTAAAAATATGGCCGAGTGGTTGTATTAGTCAAAAGTATAAATATCCGATCATGAAAAAATACCGTATTATCCTCAAGGATATATTATGTGATGGTATGGACGAAAATGAAGCTAGAGAAACACTACAGATGTTTCAGTCAACTACTCCCGACAAAAAATACGAGATAGAAGAATATAACTTTGATCACTTAGCTAATCGCATGGGTCGTGATCCAGACTTGCATTAATCTTTATAAATAGTCAAAAGATTATTTTAAAGGGTTATTATGACAGAACAAAGTTATTTTATGGGTCTGGACGGGTTTGTTTGGTTCACTGGCGTTGTAGAAGATAGAAATGATCCCGAATTATTAGGCAGGGTAAGAGTTAGGTGTGTTGGTTTTCATACTGACAATATAACTGAACTTCCTACACCAGAATTACCTTGGGCACATGTGATGCATCCCGTGACAGACCCTTCCATGCATGGAATGGGTAATACTCCCTCGTTTCTTGTTGAAGGAACTTGGGTTGTAGGATTTTTTCGTGATGCAGAAGAAAAACAACAACCTATAATTTTAGGTTCCTTACCTGGCACTCCAAGTGCGCCGGCAGATTATCGTTATGGGTTTAATGATCCAAGGGGTGTATCAGCAATACAAAAAGAGTATAGTGGACCACCTACTTACGGGCCATACCCTGTGGGTAATGTTGGTTCATCCAAAGAACCCCCAAGTAGAATGGTTTCTGGTCATGGAATAGAAGAACCAGATACTAATCGTTTAGCGCAAGGAGAAAATTCAGAATCACACAACTCTCTCAAAAAAAGACGTTTAAATCGTTTGCGTGGTGATCCAACAAAGACTGATACAACCGTAGGTACAGATGATGACAGTGAGGAAACTAGTGTAAAAGGAACAGGAGTTCCTACTGCAACCAAACCATATCTTGAAACTGTATCTGATGCTGCGGTACAAGAGACTCGTGGATTTTGGAATGAGCCCGATCCCAAGTCAATTAAAAAGAATGCCAATCCATATGTGTCATCTGTATATCCATATAATCATGTTTATGAAAGTGAATCTGGGCATATTCGTGAGATAGATGATTCTCCTGGCCAAGAAAGATTATTTACTCAGCATAGGACTGGAACATTTGAAGAAATACATCCTAATGGTAATAAGGTTGTTAAGATAATTGGTAACAACTATGAGATTGTAGCTGGTGATTCTAATATCTCTATTTCTGGTTCTGTAAATATAACTGTGGAAGGAACAGTAAGAGAATTAATCAAGGGAGATTATATCTTAGAGGTAGAAGGAGACTATACTCAAAAGGTACATAAGAATCATTTGGTAAAAGTTGGTGCCGGTGAATCTGGTGGAAACCGTGAAGAAGAAATACGAGGTAATCACGCACAACAAATCAATGGTTATAGGAATACACATATAGGTGGATATGATGATCTTATTATTGAAGAGACTAGATTTACACTTGTTAATGATACAGATAGTTTAAATGTTATAAATGATATGGTTATTGTTTCTGGTGAAGGAAGTATAACTGTCCTTGCATACGAAAATATATCTACTTCAACTGTATCTGGTATTACTTCATTCAAATCTGGTGCTGCACTGAATATGAAGTCTGCTGGAGCAATGACAATCACTTCTGAGAATGCCCTAACTGAGACGGCCGTTAATGTGGCACGAACCACCACTGGAACCCATACTCACAAAATTACAGGTGAAGTAACTAATCATTATGTTAGTGCATTTAAAGAGAAGATGGATGGTGATCATTATGTTGATAAAAAAACTGGCTTCACTGATCATACTCATACAGTATCGCCCGCTAGATCTAGTGGTACAGATGCAGTAACAGGATTATAGGAGATTAATATTGGCCAATCTTAAAGTTCCAAATTTATGCGGTGCAAATGCAGAGTTTAATGCTGTACAAAGTAAATTTGAAAGTTTACGAAGTGATGCAGTTGCTGGTCTAGAATCTGAAGCGTCATCTTTGGCATCTACTCTGGATTTATCTGTTACTTCTTTAACAACAGACCTTAGAGATTTAATACCAGAAGTACCATCTCTTCCTGATGTTAATTTGCAATCGTTGATAACAAGTTTATCAAGTTTTACTCCAGGCACTTCTGAGTATATTACATTATTAAATAAAATTAAAACTGACTTTGGAACAGAGTTGACAGCATCAGGATATTCCTTAGATACTCTAGTAACAAATGCTATAACACAAATAGGGGGTGGTGGTGATTTATGTTCAGTAGTTCCAAATTTTGTCAAATCTGCTGATGGATTAACGGATGCCAAAGAAAAATCATCAGAATCTAAACAACCAGATAAACCCGCATCAGAAGAAAAACCTTCTACGGTGGTAAAAAACAAGAACCTTACTGCTGATAAAACGGCAAATGAGGCTAGAGTTGCATCAATGCAAGTTGAGACTTCTACGGATGAAGATGTTGTTGAGGGTACTATAACATCAACAACTCCACCTACAGAAAGCACTGGTGCATATAAAGTAACAGATGAATCTTCTGAGGTTACTTATGATGGAAATGCAATAGAAGTCACCACTCCAGCAGAACAAGATAGGAAAAATATAAGCACTAAAGGACTTGCCAAAAGGAAGTCAAAACTGACTGAATATTTTAAACTTACAGCTGTAGGCGGCCGCTCGGCTCCAAACGCTGTTGACTCAGTGACGGGCAAAACTTGGAAAGAATTAGGCATAGAGCCCGGGCAAGGTAATTTTACAGTCGATCTAAAACATATTCCTATTCCTGATAGTGTGAAGGTCAGTGCAAATTGGGTTGAAGTCGAGGGAGGATGGTTTGAGAAAGATGATGGAACTTTTGCGGCGATAGAAGGCACAGTTCAAGAATTTCGACGAGTTCCCAAATATATTCGCAATAAGCAACCCGGCACACCAAAGACCCTCAGAGAGAGAGGAACAGATTCTATTTTTACTGTTGGTACAGGTGTTTCCGAGCCGCAAAATCAGGTCAACATCATTCCACAGGGGGAAATATGGAAACCGCATACTAAAACGAATAATCATCCTGTGTATTTCATTCCCGAGCTAGAAGGAGTAATATTTAAGGTAACATATAGTTATTTTGAGAATTATGATCCCGGCCTTGTTGAGACAGGATGAATGATTTTAATAAAAAACACTATAGTAACCGTGAGTGTTTTTTATTGGATGCCGGATTACCAACACATTCTTCAGCAGTTTGTTTGGCAGACGGATGATGTAAGACCAGAATACCCAAGAATACATAAATTTCTAAATTATTGGCATGATAATATTGAAGCAGTAATCGAAGAAATTGAAATATATTGAATGACATCTTATAAATAATAAAAACAGGAGTCTATAATGCCAACACCAACTGCTTTTAAAGATGCCCAGGCCATCAATGACAGTCCTCGCAACGTGCGTACATATTCTGACTTGGATTTATTCTTTTCGGCAAAAAGTGTGTCTAAGGATATCAGTAAAGTAACTGATATTCAGGCGGTAAAAAGATCAGTCCGTAATTTAGTATTAACCAATCATTATGAAAAACCTTTTCATCCAGAAATCGGTTCTGGTGTGAGGGATATATTGTTTGAACCGATGACTCCAATTACTGCTAATATCCTTGCAAGAAAAATACAAGATGTTGTTGAAAACTTTGAGCCAAGAGCAAAACTTATTGGTGTTAGAGCTCAACCAAATTTAGATCGTAATGAATATGAAGTCACAATAGAATTTTATGTAGTAAATACCCCAACAGAATTAGTAGACCTCACGGTAATGTTAGAGAGATTACGATAATGGCAACAAACCCTACACGACTAAATGTAACAGAATTTGATTTTGATGAAGTAAAAGGCAACCTTAAACAATTTCTCAAAGCACAGACAGAATTCAAGGATTATGATTTTGAAGGTTCTGGTATGAGTGCTCTATTAGATGTGCTTGCATATAATACACACTATCTTGGATTTAATGCCAATATGATGGCTAATGAAATGTTTTTAGATAGTGCATCTCTTAGATCAAGTATAGTATCCCACGCAAAAACTTTA